TCTGAGTTTATTTCTTCTTGTTTAGGTATGGTTAGGGCAGTTCTAACCATTTCTCTAATCTTGTTCTTGTTCATATTTTTGGCTTGTTTTATGGCTACAGAGCGCATTACTTTTTCAGCGTCTTTACCGTAGCGGTGAATAAAGTTTTCACGGTCAGGTTTGAGCCTATCAAAATTTAACTCCGATGTTTCGAGTTCGGTTGGAGTCATTATGCTAGTATTTTAATACGCTCTACAATATAATCATATATGTCATCATCGTCAAATCCATCTTCCTTTAAATCTCTAATTATACCTTGAGCACCTCTGATTAGCATGCTTACACTATTTTGTGATACTAATCCATCCATACGTTCTATAGCTTCTAATGAGGCTTCGTTTAGTTCTGGTTTCTCAGCTACATGTTGGCGAGTGAAGAATGTGATTGTATTACCAACTTGTTTAAGTAATTTTTCATCACCTAATTTTTCAGCTGCATCTTGTAGTTGGTTAAGCAAGTCTTGAACATGTTCTACTTCAGGATCTTCACCACCACCTGTTTCTACATCAGGTAATTCAGTGTCTGCATCAATATCTTCTATGTCAACGTCTTCGTCGTCTTCCTCATCTTTTTTTTTTGCTTCAGCTACTGGGTCGTAATCTTCTTCCTCAACAGCGGCACCGTCTAATTCATTTAAACCACCCCATTCTGATTTAGGCATTACCATTATTTCTGGAGGATACATGTCATCGGAATATCTTCTACGTACTGAATCAGCAGCCATATTGGCTTCTTTTTCGGATTTATATTCACCATATAAACGCTCTTCTTCACCCTCAGGTTGAATTACTACCACATATGCTTCTTTAGCCATCTCGGCTATAATCATCTCACGTATTTTCTTACGTAACAATGACTTGTTTTCACTCATTTCACCATATTCAACACGAAGCATATCTCCTACCATGGAATGTACTTCTTTAACTTCAGCGCTACTTAATTCAGGATATTCTGACTCAATATATTCTTCTCGTTCAGATGAGTCAGATGAATCTACTTTCATAAAGTGGTTGAATACCTGTTGGGCGATTTTTCTAAGGTTAACTGACTCTTCACGGGTAGTATTTTCTGTGATTAGGCCAGCTAATTTTTGCATACGTTTAAATTCGTTATTCATAGTTGTATTATATTTTTATTATAAATATGTTAAGATTCTGGAATAACCGGAGTTGGTTTAGATTTTTTAGGTTTTGGTATTTCCTCAACTATATCCTCTTGAGGTTCTACCTTAACAATATCTTGTGGGATAAGTTGAGGTTGTGGTGTGGGATCAATTTGAGGTACAACTGTATCTCTAATCACATTAGACTTAATAGGTGAGGTGTAGTATGATTTAGGTTTTATAAATGGTACTGGTGATTTCATTTCTTAATTTTTAAATAATCTGTAAGTAATGTTCCTATAACGCCTATTTTCTGACGTAAGAATATCCAATTTTCCTTAGTCATCTTGTACTCATTCTCAGTAAACGAGATACCCATAATACCTATTAAATGATTATCTAAACTATGTAATCCAACAATGTAAATAGACTTAGTGTCATACTCAATGGCGAATGATTCTAAATCATATTTTTCATCACTCCCATTAAAACTTAAAATAGATAATTCACCATCTTTATACAGTTTGCCTAAAGCTTTAGGGAATAAAGACACAGGAATGTTTTGGAATGTATGTTGTGTAGATACTGTATTAGGTGTTACTTTCTCATAAAAGAATGAGAATTTCTGTATGGATTTCCCTGTTGGATAAAAATGTCCGCCATTATGGAATTGAGCAATCCATATTCGGTTACAGTTCAACTCATCCATTATAAGGTCTAATTGAGTATCTACCAATTCATTTAACTCAACAGCCTCTTGTATGGGTGTTTTGATTGGTTTGGGTCTAAATTTAACTCTTATCCATTCTACTAGTATTGGTCCAGCAACAGCGGTTATAAACGCTATAAGTAAAGGAATTATGACATTCACGTAATCTATCATTTTTTCAAACTTTGTAAGTATTTAATTGTTTCTTCACGGTTCTTTAATAACAATTCTTTACCACTACCTACCCACTGTTCCACCTCACCATTCTCAGTAACATAAGTCTCACCTTCATTTATAATTTCATCACTCCATATCATAAAATCCTTTATCACAGAGTCTATGTCTGAGTTAATGATGTTTTTCTCATATTCTTCCCATAGTCCTTGTTTCTTGATATCTGACTCAAAATCAACCTGGCAATTAAAACAGCGTTTATACATAATCCAGAAACGCTTATCTAGATGAGGTTTCATAAGACTACTACACTCAGGGCAAAATAAAGGCATATGGAGTTCTTGTTTGGCCTTATCTAACTTAGTCAGATTTTGTTTTATGCCATTTTTTATGGTCCATTTACGGCCATCTTCCTCCCACACATCTCCTTCATTATGGAATTCTTGTTTTTTAGTATAACCTACTCCAACTATAGTTTTATCACCATGCTTACCAGTCATGAGATTACGCAAACGTTGTACATCGCGTTGTTGGAATTCTTTCTTTAAAACTGTATTTGACATATTTATCTTAAAAACATACCTGTTACTAATGCTGTTACTACAATCATACTAGACACCCTAGTTATCCTAAGATTACGTCTGAGTTGTTTATTTTGCTTATTAATGATATTAAAATTCTGCTTGTATAATTCTTCTTTTTTAGTATACATACATATTTGAGTATCATACAAATGCATTTTAGCAGTAAAGTTGTTAATGAGTGTATCCTTCATATATGAAGAATGAGTGGTAGAGCGAAGTAAATCTTGAGTTACAGTTAACTCTTCTTTACACTTGTCTCCATCAACTAAATCTAATGCTATTTGTCTGGCTACTTGGGTGGGGATACGAACGTAATTAGTATCCGTAACGGTTTGAGAAGAAGCTGTCAAGTTGAGTGTTAGTATACTTAACAACAGTAGGGCGTACTTTATCATATTTTTCTTTAATTTTAACTATTTTAATTTTATCGTTTTCTATAACTCTATCTAAATATACAATACTATCTTTGTATATTGTGATAACACTATCTTTTTCTTTATGAAGTGAGTCTATTTTGTGTATTTCATTAGTTAGACTGTCTATAGTCTTAAAGTTTTGTTTTAGTTTATCATGTTCACCTTGAACAATATTAAACATAAAATAAGCTCCTATTAAAATACATAATGCTACTATAGCGTTAGCATATGATGTGCTTGTTTTTTTAGTTAATTCTTCCATATTATATAAGTTTATTGAACCATTTTTTAAGTTTTTCATGTAATTCATAGGCTTCATCATCATTTAAATCTCTAGCTGCTTTTTTGATTAATTCTAGTATTTGTGAGTAATATTTATCTAGTTTAGATTCTTTTTCAGATAATACCTCTCTCACAAGTTGTGTAAGTCTAGTTTCATCTAATGTTTCTTTTTCTTCTACATCATATTCAATCCCAGCGTTATCTAACACAGTTTTGATGATTCTCTTAGTTAAATCTTTGGACGGATTACTTTTTTGAGGAAAAATCAGTGTGTCATCTTTAGGTGTGAACTTTAATAAGTTGGGTTTTGACTTGAACGTTTTAATAAAATCGTCTATGGCTTGTTTTGTCTTAACAGGAAATTTTTTACCTGTTTGTTTTTCAATAGATTTACGTTTAGCTGGGATATTAGGGCCAAAATAGTCATCGATGGCTTTATTAATTTCGGCCTTGTTAAGGCCTGTGTTTCTAATATTTGAGATATATATTCCGTAATTATCTATATTATTAAATGCTTTAACAACGTCATCAATTGATCCCTCAGGTGTGACTACTATATCATATTTGGCTTTCGCTATTGAGGATCTCGGTTGTTCTTGGTCTGATGCTTCTTGGTCTGATTCGAATATTCTTCTCATTATAGTCCTAGTTTTTTAAGTTCGTTTATTGTTTGTTCTGTGGTTATAAATAGTATGCCTTTTCCACCTCTCGCGTTCCATTCCTCAATAGTGTCAGGTCTATCATCAATTAAGATTGTGTCAGGTTCAGCATAGTTTTGTTTATGTTCACGACTTGCTAGTATAAGTTTAGTTCCAGGTATGTGGTTTTTAACCCATATCCTTTTACCTAAGCGTGACTCATTTTCTCTTGAAGGGGCTGAGAGTAATGTTGGGTTGTATTTCTTGATATAATTCCATAATTCCTTACCTTTAGGCATCCATGGAATACCTGCCCAAAACTTGACTCCTTCTTTACTTATAGCATCCCAAAATTTTTTAGTACCATATTTATCCTCATACTCACGAGGAGACATAAACATAAACTGTTCAAAACGTTTATCAAAATCAGCTAATACACCATCCATATCACAATATATTTTATACTGTGACTGTTCTTCCTTGATCTGTTTATATATGTCAGTTAGTTTATACATTCTTTTTTTACTATTATAAAACCATCTCTTGATGATCCTGATACATATTCTGGTATATTTCTAAGTTGGGACTTAATATACGCATCATATAATGTATTTTTTTGAGTATTACTAGTATTACCTAATTTTTTAGGTGTACCCTTAATAAACAGTCCATCTGGTTTATTTTGTTTTACAAAATCTTTCACAATATCAACTATAGTTGACATTACGGTGAGTAGTGTTTTTAAGTCAGTTTTAACATATTGGTTCTCATCCCCTGATATATTATAGGCTATATTATATGCTAGTTTTATTTTATTATTGTAAACTGGTGGGAATATGTAGCGTATATGTTCTTTCATATCTTCAAAATCAACTGTTACTACTTCAGTGAAATCACCTATATCAACCAGAAATTTATAACGGTAAGGTGAAACTTTAGTCCATTTGAGTGGTGGAATGTTTGCCTCACCTATTTCTCTTACAAGAATTTCATTGATAATAGGTACCAGTAATGTTGAGTATGACGCCATGGTTAATCTTTTCTTTTTAAAACTACAAAACGACCTTTACCATGTGGGGTATTAAATTCTAAATTAACATCTTTCCTAAAATATCCTGGTATCCTATTGAATTTATTATCTGTTAAGTTAGCATATATTGTGTGATAGTTTTTATCTCCTGTATTATCCATTGAGGCTATACCAACATATTTAGGGGTTTCTTTTTCAACAAAATCAACTATAATTTTATACATGGTAGATAAAATTTTAATATAATCTTTAGGATTTGTATCTTTTGTTGGTTTTGAAATAATTTTTTCTTGAGGAGTAAATTGTATATTATAAAAGGCTCCTAAATCATTATATGGATTAGGTATATTTTTTATAGAATATACATATATTTTATTTCCTACTTGAAATTCACCTCCAGTTAAGTCTCCATTTATCTTAACCGCATTATCTTTTGATAAAGTAATCTCATGTAAAGACTCACGCAATTTATCTATAAAAGTTTTTGGATAATTATATTTTTCTATATCTAAAAAATATACTTTATTTACGGGTTTAGGATTCTTAATACTATCCTCCCAATTACGTAACATCATATTTCCTTTTTCATAAGCTTCACGTTCAATATCAGGTAATGCTCCATCCTCATTTGTGTTGGTTGTATTAACACTATCTAGCCTGTTTTCTAAATTTTGCATGTGATGTACCATCTCATGAGCGTAAGAACGCAATACATCTTTTGGATGGCGGTTTAGAGTATATAGCGTTATACATTTAGCCGCCGGATCATAATACGCTGTATACCCTAGTAACTTATCAGCATTATCTTTATCATTAGATATAATGTTTAGTTTAGGTAGTGGTGATATATTTAGTCCGTTTTCTAGCATGTACTTAGTTAAAGATAGTATCCCATCTTGGAGATTCCAAACTTTTTCAGGTAGAGGTGATTGACAACCACAATTCTCATTTAATGTTTGGTGTAAAATATCCCATACCTGTTCACGTTCTTTAATATTTGGGATAAGATTATAAAACGCGTCTTTATCTCCATCCATTAACGCTTTACGAGTTTTGGTGCCACTTACTCCTCCACCTGACGTTATGATTTTAACTTCTAAGTTAGGGTACTTATTTATGGATTTTGTACGTTTGGCTATATCTTGTAAATCTTCTTCTTGTCCTTCTCTAGCTCCTAAAATCCAGTAAACTTTGTCTTCAGGATGATCTTTAGAATAATCCATGACTGATTTTACTGGAGCCGTTACTGGTTCTATCTTTACTTTGGATGGTAAATATTTAGAATATATATCCCATATTTTTAAAGATTGAGATTGGGTTATACCATCACGAACACCAGCACCGACATATATAATAAATTCATCTATCTCTGGGTATTCTTTAAGTGTTTGTTCTACTACACCAAAATGACCTTTTGTAGGAGGTTTGAATCCACCACCATATATGGCTATTATTTTGGGTTTGATATCCTCAATTAGTATTTGAACAAGTTGGTTCATTATTTGATGAATTGTTGTATTTTAGATTTGGCTTGTTCTATGGTATCAAAATCAGGAGTTGACTTAACTAAATCCTGAATATCTTTATTAAGTTGGTCTACCTCAGCTTTTGCTTTAGCCAGTTCTTCTGGTGATTTTTCTTTTCCTTTGAACTTAGCTGTGTCAAAAAAACGTTTTTTTATTTCGGATGGATCGTAACTGGTTTTAGCTTCTTTAGGGTTATTATTAACAATAACGAAATTATCACCAAATGCTTGTTTGTATGTTTCTATATTCTTATTAATGTCTCTCCATGTTCTTACAACAATGGAAGGTAATAATGAACGATCCCGACTAGTGTTACGTTCTAATGATGTGACTGGAGATACCCATATCATTAGCATCATTGTATCGTATCCTAATGCCTCTAGTTCTTCTTTTTTCTTAAGTAGTGGTTTAGAAGCAGCACCTGTACCGTCTACAATTATGTTATTTAAATCCTCAAGAGCTTTAGCATACTTTTCTTTAGTGACTTTTTGAGCTTGAGCCATTAATTTAGCAGCTTGAGACAATTCTTCTGGGTTAAAGTCTTTTTGGTTCATACCTAATCCACTAGCCTTAAGTAATTCTTCGTAAGCGTCATCAACATTAATAGTCTTGAATCCAGATAAAGGTAATTGTTTAGATATAAAAGATTTCCCAGCCCCAGCGGGACCAGCCAAAAATATAGCCTTAGGTGACCCAACAGTCTCTCTAAGTAATGTAAGAAGTTTGATCATATAATGATAAATATTATATTATTCTTTCTTCTTACGCCCTCGCGGTTTGGCAGTTGATTCTAATATTTGAGTTGGTTCGTCAGATATTTTTACTACAGTTGGTAATGTTTCAGTAACAGGTTTAGATTCTGGGTTTTCCATCTTATATATAGAATATACATTCTTAAACATGTTGAAATAGTGATCTATATCTCCAACTTGTTTAAGTTGCCACCCGTTTCCTTGCCTTCCGTCTTTTCCTGGACCTCTAGTAGATGCCTTTAACCATATTATACCTGTCTCTTCAACTGGTTCATTGTGTGTCTCATTCCATGCTTGAGCGTATGCTGCTAATTGTAAATAATATGAACTATGAACAGTATTAGACGTTTTAATATCTAGTAAATGAATTTTGCCATTTATTTTACATATAATATCAGCTGTACCAGCATATTCATATTCATCTGAGAATAGATGATATTCAGTTGCTATAAGTTCAGGTAAATTTGTATTCCAGAAATCGGCGAAACGTAATATCATTCTCCATATATCTAGATTGTACTTGGCGGAACCATTTTCGTCTATCCAAGATAATTCTTCTCCGTCAAGAAAGCTTTCAATGGCGTTATGTACTTGTGTACCTTCCCATGCTGCTTTTTGGGCGATGATTTCACTGTTATGACCTACATCTTTTAACCAATTATGGAAAAATTGGTTTTTAGGAAAATAATTTAATATACTAGTTATAGATGGGTAATATTTCTCATTACGTCTATAAAAACGTTGATCTAAAACGTTTATTTGTTTATTGTCATTACTGTATTCTACAACTCGTTTAATTTTTGGGTCTCGTATGATATTTGAGTTTTTTTCTATCATAGCATAAGTTTTTTATGTAACAAGTCAGAGAAAGTTAGTGGTTCAGTGTCTTGTATAATGTGGGTGAAATTTTTGAACCCCATGTCTGAGGGATCCTTGTCTTGCATGTCAACTAAATATACTTCTTTCCCATCACCCATAAGTTGTTGACAAAACTCTAACGCTTTTTTCTGTGCATCTTTATCCAACGCAATGTATATTTTCTTAACAGAAGATGTTACAATACGCTTCATAAGACTGGATTGTATATTCTTTCCGAATAATGGTATGGCGTTACGTTTGATTGCTATAGCGTCAAATGGGCCCTCACATAATACTAACGGGAGATTCCAGTTTATGAAAAATTCAAATGGAATTACATTACGTGAGGTGTTTGGGTTTTTATATTTTATCGGATTTTCCTTCTCGAAACTTCGCGCTGTAAAATAATTTAGTATACCATTTTCATCATATGATGGTACTATTATTCGGTTAGCATATGTTCCAGATTCACAATATCCTAGATTGTATTTTATAATGTCGTCCTCAGTTATACCACGTTTCTTGAGATATGAAAGAGCATGTTTAGCGATGACAGAGTTTGTTGGATTTGTCAGTGGTATAAACTCTTTAGGTAGGTGAGTTTTCTCAGTTGTAGCAGGTGTGGTATCTTGGGTGTCAATCTTAAGATACGACTTTAGCTCCATTATTTTTTCCTTGGGTGTATCTAACGCTTTAAGCAGTTGTACTAATTTTTTACCTCGCTTATCGCACGCCCAACAATGCCATGGATTTACACCACTACTATTTTCAGTGAAATTTACTTCAAGTTTGGGCTTATGGTGTTTACAGAATGGACAGTGATAAGCGTAATTGCCCTTAGATGTGGCTTTACCACTACCTAAAACAGAATTTACTATCGCAACTAGAGCTTGATTTATCATATAACTTATAATGTAATATCCTATATTTGGATAGCCAAGTCTTTAGGAAAAAACTTTCCCAATATATTATTGTTTACCCAACGTTTATCATCTGATAGTACATCATGTTCGAACAGGTATTTGGTCTCATAATATGTTAGTTCCTTAGATGAATGACATAAACGTAATATTACGCGCTGTAGTTTATCTGAGGGTATATTTTTGGCCCATTCCTTAACCTCGTCTGCTGAACCGTAATACGTTTTCCAGTTAGACTCTGTCACTACTTTTTTCTTGGTAGGAGTACGACCACGTTGTGTAGGTAGGGTGGCTAATTCTTTTTTACCTAGTTTCTTGTTGTTGGTGTTCTTGAATATTTTTTTGCCAATATACTGACGACCGTTTTCTAGATTAGTTGTCATATAGACGTAACCGTAATACTCATTTATATCGAATGTTGGGTCATTGATGAGATCCTCAACATACATTGGATTCATAACTTGTAACATAATTTACATATCTATATTTACTAATATTGTAGTGTCTGTAGTTGCGCTAGTCAGTAAAGGTTGGGATAATTTACCTACGGCGAGCAGATTTTGTGCTTCATCATATAAACCAACTGTTGTTACATATGGTGACCATTGTGAACTAGTTGTGTATGAATATAATGACCCACTTGTGTCTGATTGGAGTGTGGGATTGAGTGTGTAGTTAAACTCGTTTTCTCTGAATGTACACTTATATTGGGTCTCATATATAGTATAAGACGAGGAAAATGAGCATGTAATATTTGTTGATGATTGTATGTTTAGATAAGTATCGTCTGTTATCACTACCATACCTTGAGGATAAAATATATTACCTACTATAGTACTACCTGTTTTTAAGTTACCTTCACCATCATCTACAAATGAATATGTTGTGGCGTTTTCTGTATCATAATATCTAAGATAAAATGAATTAGGTTGAATATAATCTCCAAATAAACGAGATGGTATGGATACTACATTTATGGCTGACCAACTCCCTGTTGGAAAATTTTTAGCGAATGTTAATGTAGTCTGTAAGTAGTTATCATACATGCCAGGTGAAGGAGTAGTACCTACTAAAACATTCCCTTCAGTATTAGCACCAGGTATTAAACTTGATGAATTAGCAGAGTCACCATAACTAGAACTTAGATAATTTGAGTAATATAATTGCTGTATGGAATCATATACTAATTGTTCATCTTGAATTGATATATATCCTGTAGGATGTGATCCTGATACCCATGGAATAGTGTTGTAGTTTACTCCTAAAAATCTGTCTATACCAACTGTAGAACTAGTTAACTGGGAACCACTGAAGGCAAACGCTTTGTTTACCTCGAATGGTGTCACTATGACATCAGATGCTAAAAGTTGTTTGTATGCTATCATTCATCAAAAGTCGAGTTTCAGCCTTATAAGTGCCTCCTTCGTGAAGTTCTTAAGTAGTGGTCTAGATAATTTAGCTACAGCTAGTAATTCATTTGTATCGTTATATAAACCAATTGTGGTAATATATGTCTGTGGGTTATTAATAAAGTATGGATATATTACCTCACCAGTTGAACCTGAGATGTATGATGGGTTCTCAGAGTAGTTGTATTCTGAACTTCTTGGTCTTACAAACACATAGTCTGACGTTATAGTTTCTTGACTGTTAAGTGTGAATGAAGGTGATGACCCACTTATGGCTCTAAATAAACTAGCATTTGGAGATACATTAGGTGTTACTGAACCTGATGAAGAACCACT